GGTAAAAGCATTTGTATCAGAGTTTGCTTCGTAAGCTGTTTTTATTTCTGAGTTAGATTGATCTGCTGTAGCAGAAGCTTCAATACCTGCAAGTTTTGTTTTTTCGGAATCTGTAAAGGCATTGGTATCAGATTCACCTTCATAAAGACTTTTAATTTCTGCACCTGTTTGATCTGCTGTAGCATTTGTTTCTATACCGTTTAATTTAGTGTGATCAGCATCAGTAAATACATTAGAATCTGTAGCAGCTTCTACGGCTGTTCTTATTTCAGCATTAGTTTGATCAGCAGTTGCATTAGCTTCGATATTATTTAATTTAGTATGATCAGCATCAGTAAATACGTTGCTATCACTAGCACTTTCTACAAGAGCTCTTATTTCACTAGCAGTTTGATCTGCTGTAGCTGAAGCTTCTATTGCATCTAATTTACTATGATCTGCATCTGTAAAAACATTACTATCAGTGGCATTTTCTACAGCAGTTCTTATTTCTGCATCAGTTTGATCTGCTGTAGCATTTTCTTCAATACCACTTAATTTATCTAAAATTTCCTGTTGAGCAAATAAGACCTGATCATTTTGTGTATCAAGATCTGATTCTGTTAAAACAGAACCATCAACAAAATCTACTTTTTTAGAAGATATATCAGTATCTCTTTGAAACTTAATGGCAACACCATTACCAGGTTCATTACCACTGGTAAATGTAATCTGTGTAGCACTGGTGAAAGTGTAATGAGTGGTAAGAGTTTTTAAGACACCACCAACAGTAACATCAACTTCAGCTTCTGATAGATAGGAGAAGGAGATACTGAAAGGACCAGCAGTACCATTACCAGTATGGTTTGTAAAAGATGCAGCAGTGTTAGTAGCCATAGTTAATTAAGATTAATGCCTTCCAATGTTTTTAGTATATCGTTAGTACCTCTTCTAAGCTCATTTTCTGCCATAGTCTTCTTATCTTCATCTAATAAATTCTCTTTGTAATATTCAACTGCTGCTTCTTTATATGCACTGTAAATTTTTCTTGCTTCACTTTGTAATTCTTTTAAAAATAACTGTTTCTTTTTTAAAGTAGCTTGTGCGTCTATAGAACCAGAGGTATCACTTTCAATAAGTCTAAGCATTTCTATATTTTTCTTTTTTCTTGAAAGTTCTAACAAAGCTTCTGGAAATCTAATACCATTTTTAGTATCAAATTTTCCTGTGCGAGGGTTAAGAGGTATGTCGGGAATAAGTCTCTTAAGATCGTTATATTCTGGGGTGGTTAAGTTTACACCAACAAAACCTCTTTTACCAAATGGTATTACATCACTTGGAGGTACTAATTTAAATTGTATTCTTCTTAGATATTCATCTTGAGGATTATCATTTTCTTTTCTGTATTTGAATGGATTCCCAAAGTTAATACCAAATAATCCTTCTGGGTATTCTGCTAATTTACCTGTAGTCATGCTTTTTATAGGAGCAAGATCAGCACTAAAACCTTGTAATGTATCTTGATAATTTCTCATTAAGACTAAGCCAAAAGTATTTAAATCTTGAAATGGGTTATTTTCATTCATCAAACTACCTAAATCATTACCTTCAAACTCATAACCTGCAATGTTTTCAGCGTCTGAGTATTGACCTTTATCAGCTTGCCTTTCGACTTGTGGCTGTAAATCACCTTTAGTAAATTTTGTTTTACGTTTAGGAAATCTGCCTTTGTACATTCTTTGTGTCATTTCGTCATACCATTCTTCACCTCTAGCTCTTTTAATACTTCGAAGCATAGAAGCAGGGTAGTTAGTAATGCTTGTTATATAGTTAGCTGGAACTTGATAAAATCTTCTTAAAGCTCCTACATCACTTGTTAAATCAATAGCTTGTGCAAGATTCTGAATCATATATTTATTGTTTAAGTTTCTTGAGAGCAAAGCAGTATGACATTGAGCAGCATTTTTATAATCTTCATCCGCCATAAAATCATTACAGTATTCCATATCACCTGCAATCATATAGAGTGAGCCAATAGGTTCCATTCGAGAAAGTAGATCTATATATTCATAATTAGGAAGACCATTATCACCTCTTATAATTGATCCATTTTCATCTTTTTGTAAAACTCTCCAACTGTAAGGTAATTCATCTGTTCTTTTTTCCCCTTCCCTTAACCATCTATTATGATGACCACCACCGATAAGAGCTAATTCGGCTTCTGGATCATGTCTAGCAGCAGCCAAAGTTATAAAGTAAGCCCATATAGCACCACCGACAGTAGCTTCTCCATTAGCCCTGTAAGCAGTGGCAAGATCATCACTCATCAGTCTGTCATTATGTTCCTTGAGTATTCTTCCAAAAGACATGTTAAATTTTGGTGACAAACCTGGAAGCTGAATAGGAAAAGGGTTACCAGGTATCATTCCTGTCATAGGAGTTCTTCGTAAAACGTGTTTACCTATATTTATTGGTGTTGTGACAAATGGAACTATTGGTTTAAGTGGAGAAGATTTTAAAATATTTGCTATTTCTTTAGTTCTTTTAGATCCCATTCCATTCATAAAAAAACCTTTCCCTAATTCTTCTGTAAAGGTTCTATCTGCTGCGTAATCTAATGCTCTTGTATAAGCATCAAGAATATACTCATCTGTTCCTTCTCTAATGCTTTGTTTGTTGACTATATCTATAACCTCATCGAAATTACTTCTTACATAGATACCCCAACTTTTTCCTTTCAGTCCTCTTTTAGTTGCCTGCTCAGAAAATTCACCCCATAAGTGGGAACGAAAAGCAGCTTGTTTTACAAATTCATCACCAGCCATCATAAAACGACCAGGTATTCTAAAACCATGACCAAATAAATTTACTGTTTTTGCAAAATAATTATCACCTGCCATACGAAGTGCATATCTTTCGTACTGATCCTGTCCAAACATTCTTCTTTCATCAAGAATGTTTTTATCAAGCCATAAAGCCTTGCCTGCTGCCTTAAGATTTTCACCAGTAGAATTTAATATTTTTACTAATTCCCTGACTGCTCTAGCTTTCATTTCGGTTTCCATTATGGGTGCACCTGCTGCAAGATCTAATGGACCAAGTGCAACATTCATTAATGAACCAACTATATTTACAACGTGTGTTTCTGGTGCAGTAAGAAGACTGTTGATAAACAACTCATTAGTAATACGAAGACCTCTGCCTAATCTATCTTTTATAGTCATACCTTCTACAAGCTTACTTAACCTCTTACCATCACCTTGCATAGCAAGAACTTTTCTTGTAATACCTAATAAACCATCAACATCATTACCTTCTATATAACCTTTTAGACCTTCAATTAATTCTTCTTTTGTTGGTACAGCTTTCTTTTCAGTAATTTCTTTCTTTGCTTTTTCTACTAACTGTTTTGTTGTAGGTCTAAACTTTTCTTGTTTTACTCTGTCAGCCATTGTTTGACCACCAGGCGCACCAAAAGGTCTTGTACCCACCTCTTCATCAACTGAAGTTTTAGCTAAGTTTTTAGGTTCTGCATCTATAAGTTGATTTATTCTTACAGTACCTGCTGTTTCAGAACTAATTGTTTTTGCTGGACCTGTAAGACGTATGAGATCAATTACATCACCAGACCATTTAGTAAGTAATTCATCAGGTACTTTTTGACCAAGAAGAAAGGCTTCTTCTATAGAAGTCATTGATTTACTTATCTCTGTAGCTAATTGTTTGTTCTTTTTTATTGCTGCAAGGTATAAAACCCTCATGTGTTTTTCAGGAGCATTAGGGCTTATTAACTTAGCTAGTTTTGTTACAGCAGGTAGAAGATAGTCATAACCCATTGCAGAAGCAGCTTCTACAGAGAAGTCATCAGGTATGGTAACTCTGTTAAGAACTTTACCTGTAGCTTCCCACATATCATTTGTAATCTTTAAAACATCTTCATCTGGACCCCAGACGTTAGGGTTTGGTTTTGATTTCAGTAAAGGTAATCCATCATCAGGTATGTCAGCACCTGCTCCACTACCAGCAGGGGGTTTCCTAGGTGGCTTTGTACCACCAACAGTTTCATTTACATCAGGTATTGTGTCTAGCAGATCTTTAAATTCATCAGAAAATTCTTCACTACCAACTAGATTTGCATTATCTATTCTTTTCTTTTGACTAAGAAAATAATTTCTTCTGGTTGGATCTTTTTTTATATCTTTAAATAACTTGATAGTTCGATCACGCATCTGGTTTTGATTTAAAATCTTAGGTCCACCAGTGATAGCATCTACTGCCTGTTCTGTTCCTTCAGCTAAAACTCTACCTACTTTAGGTGCTACTTTTGAACCCACAACTAGACCAGTACCAATCATTTCACCAAATATTGCACCAGAATATAATTGTTTTAATTTTGCTTCACCAAAGTTAGAAGGATCACCCTTACCTGGCCTTTCTGGTGCTGCTAAATATTCAAAAAATGGTTTTACAAATCCGTTATTAATTATGGGATTTTCAACACCCATCATAAAATTAAATAAGTTTTCATCATAAGCATCAATACCAACAAAGTCTGCACCTGCACCTGCTGTAAACCACTTTGCACCAGTAGCTACTTTATCTGCATACTTAACATTCTTAATTGCTTTTATACCTTTAATACCTTGTACTGCCTTACCACCTTTTGTAAGAGCTTTACTAAAACCTCCATAAGGTAATAAAAAACCAGAAGCAAATTTAGTTATGTTGTATAACGCATCATCTTTATCACCATCTTTTTCAAAACCTAAAGCTTTTAAATTTATAAGTTGATCAGGGTCGTATGGATTACCCATAGCCCAATCACCAATATTCTTTATTTCATTTGGTATATCTAAAAGACCAGCACCCATTGCTCTAAAGAACCTTCGGTCTTCTTCTGTTTTGGCTTCAAATAACTGCTCTTGTGACTTCTGTGATTTTTCTACAACATCTGGTGTAATTTGTTCTGGAAACATTACAGCACCAGACTGTTCAAATAACTTCTCTCTTAAAATTCTTGGTATATCTTTTATACCAGTATTTTTAAGTTTTTCGTTTTCTGGGGAAAGATTAGAATCTGTCATCTTTATAATTTAGAGATTTCTTCACGAGCTTTAATCAAGGCTTTCCTGACTAAATCTGGTTTTATTCTGGCAAGGTTTCCAGACTTGTCTTTATCATACCTTCCTTTTCCATCAGGACCTTGTATTACAGCAAATTCAAGAGCCAAGTCTTCATGTGCTGCATCTAGGTCATCACTTTCTCCTAGTAAATAAGCTGTTAAATCTGGACGTTTTTTACCACCAGTTAGCATTGCCCAGAATAATCTATCTTGTACAGCAGGTGTCATTATTGCATCTTCAGCAATACCTGCTACTTCTCTAGCTTCTTCTAAAACACCTTCAGTAAATTGATAAGCACCTACAGCAGAGACAGTACCATCAGCTTGCATCTTCTTCATTTCAGCTATTGTTTTACTGGTTATATCCATCTTGCCTGCTGTATCTGTACCACCACGATTAAAGGCATTGTAAACACCATGACCTGCAGACTCACCACTAATAATTAGCTGTCCTAATCCACCAAAGTCAGGTACTGGTTTATCTCTATATTTATCTATAAATTTAGGTCGTGGTTCAGGTATTGTTAATGGTTGACCTTCTCTAATAAAATTACGATCTTTTATCTTATTAACTGTTACAAGGTCATCAAGTTCAACACCAAATTCATTTGCAATAGTTTCTAGGGTATCTCCTGATTTAACAGTATAAGTTCTATTTGTTTCTGTATTAAGATTCATTCCACCACCAGGACCTGCTCCTCTGCGTCCAGAGCTATCAAACATACCTGGTTCCATATATTGACCAGCATCACTGCCTGTACCACCTGTTGATTTTCCACCACCAGTGTTATCTGGAGGTGTTAGATTTTCTTCTTTTATGAATGGATTTAAATAACCACTCTTAATATTACCTTCTTCATCTAATACAGCAGGTTTGAACATTTTGTCAGCGAAGTCTTGAGTAATATCGCCAATGTTTTCTCTAGCTGCCATTTGCAAAAAGTATTGTCTTTCAATATTTTGTCTTTCCAAACTATTAGGTCTTCTTCCTTTTTTTTCTATAAAATCCTGATAGTACTCGGTTAGTTGTGTTTGCATCTCAAATCTAATTCTTGTTGATTTTGCAAAATCTTTTGGCGCACCTCCTGTTAAAAATCCATCTTTTGTTCCTAAATTTCTATCAATTTCAGTCATGATATTTCTTAGACTTTTATCAATATCTTCTGCTAAACCTTTTGAAGTTGCTGCAAAGGTTTTTAATTTGTCAAAAGCATCTATAGCTTCATCATCCATAGTTGCATGATTATTTTCTAGTATTGCTATTTCTTGTTCTAAAATGTCATCAAAACCATCAAAAGCACCTTTTCTTATTTTGTTCTTCAGTGCTGGTATTTCTATATTTATAAGTTCTGTATTATCTGATTCTCCTAAAGACTGAGCATAATCCTGTACTTCCTTAGAACTAAATTCTGGGTTATTTAAAATCTCGTTATATTTATTTTTTCTTTTCAAATTAAAATCCTCTATTGTTTCATTTTCTCCACGTTTCATATTATTAATTGATTGCCATCCTTGTTTTACTTTGGCTTTGTTTTTTGCATTATTAATTTTTTCTGGGTTTTGTAATTTAGCTAAAACTACTTGGTCGTATTTCAAGTGAAAATTTGCTGCTTCATCTAAATAACTTGAATGGCTTCTTAAATCGCTATTACCGTAAGGAACAGCTTTTAATATACGATCTGCAAAAGTATCTGCTATTGCTAACTTTAAATCATCTTTTGGGTCTACAAGTAATAGAGATTTATCAAAAGCAGCTTTTACTATCATTGTGTATGTTTTATTAGCATCATCACCAGTTATACCTGCGTTATAAAGGTTGTTTAAAAATTCAGTTAATACAATACCTGCTTGTTCATCTTTACCTTTACCAACAAGCTGTGAGACTTCATCCATTAAAGAAGGTATTTCACTTTGTAGTTGGAAGTATTTAAATTCTTGATTCTGCTCTGTAGCGTAATCATCAATTTCAAATAGTTGTTTTTGTATGGTTGGAATAAAAAATTCATCTATAGCGTCAGGATCAACACCTCTATCTTCTAAGGCTTGAATTGCACTATTTAACTTGTCACTTCTCCAATTTAAAACTTCTGGTGAATTGCTTTCAAATTCTCTTAAAAATTTTGTAATCGGTTGACCATTTGAATCTACTTTTCCTGTATCAACTTTAAAAGTATCAAAATCATTTTCTAATCTATTGCCAAGTTTTAAAGCTTCTAGTTGTACTCCAACCTTTTCATATTGTTTTCTATAAGCCCTACTGCCACCAATAACTTTTCTTGCAGTATCATTACCTTCTGTTTTTCTGATTTTATTAGAAGTTTTAGCTACTTCACCCCCATCAAGTTCCAGTTGGATTCTATCTTTTGTTGCTCTTCTTCTTTCTTTTTCATTTTCATTCTCTACCTTTTCACTAATAAACTTTTGTAAAACAGGATTTACAGAAGCTAGTATATTAGCAAGTTCTTCAGCACCACTTTTAGGTTGTACAGATACAGGTTGTACAAAAGTATCTACAGGACTTGCTTGAGGTTGAAAGGCGGTGCTTTGAAAACTATTAGTCATTAGGATACGAGTGATGCGTATTGAGACAGACCCTGGGTGGCTGTACCAAGAATAATAGAACTTAAGCTTGGTATCTGATTATATGCCTGATTTACCTGACTTTGTAACTGATTACGTCTGTTATCTCTATCAGCGACAAGACGTTGAGTATTCCTTCTATATTGTCTTGTAAATGATTCTAAAGTTTGATTTATAGATTCTCTAGCATTAGCTGCCTGTCTTTCCTGATCTGCTAATAATAAACTTGCTGTAAGACCTGCTCTCCCTGTTGCTTTTAAAGCTCCTTTTGCTTGTAATCCCTGTATTGTTTTAGCTAATCTGCTTTGTGCTGCTGTAGCTTGTTCTTCTCTTAATCTAGCACCTAAAGCTGATTGTTGACGACCAAAAGATTCTTCTGCTGATTGGTTTGCCCGCAAAGCTGCTAGATATGTTTGTCTCGCTCTTTCCTGTGCAGCCCTTCTCTGTGAAAGGCCACCTAATAAATTAAGCCCTAAACTTGCAGCGAAATATGGTGCAGCAGCAGCAGGTAATGCCATCTAAGCAATCCTCAGAAATTCGTAGAATGGTTTTTCTTGATCCCCATACTTTTCATAATAATTCACAAAAGTAAATCCCAATGCTTTTAACCATTTGATCGCAGAGTGATTTTCTGCATATACAAAATTATATAAGACTTTGTAAGATTTCAACAGGTTATCAACCCATTCTCGACCTTTTCTTATAAGTTGTATTTTATATTTTTTATTAGTAAATAATTCATCAGTACATATCATCCATATACAACCATCACTAATAACACCACATAACCCCATAGGTTGATCATTATCACCAGCTATTGTTAAGACCTGTTCACCTGCTAAATACGTTAAACGTAAAGCATCGGCTGGTTCTTGTCCTGTTTGATATACCGCTTCCAACCGATCCATCTCTCTCATGTTTTCACATACATGATTAAGATCTTTTAAATTTGCTTTTCTTAAATAACCCA